CTTTACGGAAAGAGTTCGGAAGAACTCCAAGCACGTAAAGTGCAAATTGCGAAACACTTCTTTGATCCCGATAGTGTAAACGATCAGGGTACAGAAGTAAATCTAAATGATGAAAATCCAGAAGCACCCGAAGAGACATCAGAACAATGAAACTTATCTCAGAAGAAATTGTAGACGTTAAATTTATCACCGAAGATTCAGAAGGCGGTAAGAAGTCACACTTCATTGAAGGTGTTTTCCTACAGTCTGACATCAGGAATCGTAACGGTAGAATGTATCCTTTCGATACCCTAAATCGTGAAGTTGGTAAGTACAACGAAAACTATATTCAGAGAGGTAGGGCTTTGGGTGAGTTGGGTCATCCCGATGGTCCAACCATCAATCTAGATCGTGTTTCACATAAGATTGTTTCCCTTAGATCTGAAGGTAAAAACTTCATTGGTAAGGCAAAGATTCTTGAAACACCTATGGGTAGAATCGCAAAGAATCTACTCGACGAGGGTGTAAAACTCGGAGTTTCTTCAAGAGGACTTGGTTCTATTGAAAGAAAGGGCGATACTAATGTCGTCAAAGACGATTTTATGCTTTCTACTGCTGCTGATATTGTGGCAGATCCTTCGGCACCCGATGCATTTGTTGAGGGTATTATGGAGGGAGTGGAGTGGATTTGGTCCAACGGAGTTTGGCAAGAAGCACAACTCGCACAGGCGAAATCCTATTTAAATAATTCTCCGCAACATGAGCTCGTAGAAAGACAACTAAAAGTCTTTGAAAGTCTTCTACGTAACATCCAACTTTAATAAATATTATTAGAAAATACCATTTTCTTTAGAGGGAAAACCATGTCCGATAAAATTACTGAACTAGAAGAGCAGCAGGTTACTGCGGGTGCAAAACCTGGTGATCCTATGCCAAAGATTGTTAACACTGTTCCAGGTCAGACTGGTTCTGCTGAAGATCTTGGCGGTCCACTAACTAAGCCTTCACCTGATACCGAAGAAACTCCTGGTAAGAAAGTTTCCGCAAAGGCATCGAAACTTTCTAACGTTGTCACCAAGGGTGCTGGTGCTCCTGATGCAATGCCTAAACTCCAAGGTTCCGCACCTGGTCAAGCTGGAATGAAGGAGAGTGAGGAAGTAGACGCTGAAATGTCAATCGACGTTAAGGATGACGTAGAAGCACTTCTTCGCGGTGAAGAGTTCTCAGAAGAGTTCAAGTTCAAAGCAGCAACAATCTTTGAAGCCGCTGTTAAGGCAAAGGTTGTTGAAGAAGTAGAGAAACTTGAGAAAGTTTACGAGGAGAGACTCAACGAAGAAATCGAAGAGATCAAAGAATCTCTAGAAACCAAAGTTGAAGCTCATCTCGATTACGTAACCGAACAGTGGGTTGGTGAGAACCAACTTGCTATTGACAACGGTCTACGTAGTGAGTTGACTGAAGAGTTCATTCTTGGTCTCAAGAACCTCTTCGAACAACATTATGTAGATATCCCAGAAGATAAGTATGATATTCTCGCCGATATGGCAGAGAGACTAGATCAAATGGAAGAGAAACTCAACGAGCAAATCGACGTAAATGTTGAGCTCAATCAGACAGTCGGAACCTATATTAAAAATGGAATTGTTGCAGAAATTTCCGAAGGTCTCGCTCAAACACAAAAAGAAAAGCTTGCCTCTCTCGCAGAAGGTGTTGAGTTCGTTAGTGAAGAATCTTATCGTGACAAGATCGAAACGATCAAAGAAAATTATTTCCCCAGAACACAAGCATCTTCTACGGAAGATCTTGTAGAGAAGACTCAAGTCATCTCTGAAGAGGGTCCAATGGCTGCATATGCAGCTGCACTAGAAAGATGGTCTAAGTGACATCTTCTATAAATATTAACAGATTCTAACATAACAAACATCAGGAGAATCAATCCAATGTATAATTCCGAACACCTTCAAGAGAAGTGGGCTCCTATTCTTGAGTCCAATGCTCTTGAGTCAATCAAAGATCCCCACAGACGTGCAGTTACTGCCGTTCTTCTAGAGAACCAAGAGCGTTTCCTCCGCGAAGAGCGTGGAATGCTTTCCGAAGCACCTTCTTCACCAACCATGTCGGCTGGTACAGGTGGTTTCACAGGTTCAGGTTCTAACCCACCTGTTGCTGGTTTTGACCCCGTTCTAATCTCACTCATCCGCCGTTCAATGCCAAAACTAATGGCATATGACATCTGCGGTGTTCAGCCAATGAGTGGTCCTACTGGACTTATCTTCGCAATGCGTTCGCACCGTGGTGCTGACCGTGACGGTAATGGTGCAACTCCAAACGTATTCACCAACGAAGCATTCTACAACGAGACTCCTTCTGGTTTCTCTGCTGCTGGTGGTACTTACAGTGCTGCAACTGGTGAAGGTGCAACCAACCCTTCAGTTCTAAACCCTGCTTCAGGTGGTTCACAAGGAGACTACGCTGCAGTTGCTGGTATGAACACCACTGCTCTTGAGCAACTCGGTTCTGATCCTGCTGCTGCTTTCCGCGAGATGTCATTCTCGATCGAGAAAGTTGCTGTTGAAGCAAAGGGTCGTGCGCTCAAGGCTGAGTACTCACTAGAACTCGCTCAAGACCTCAAGGCAATCCATGGTCTTGATGCAGAAGCAGAACTCGCCAACATTCTTTCGGCTGAAGTTCTTGCTGAGATCAACCGTGAAGTAGTTCGTACCATCTACGTAACTGCAAAACCAGGTGCTCAGAACAACGTTGCAAACGCTGGTCAGTTTGACCTCGACGTTGACTCCAACGGTCGTTGGATGGCAGAGAAGTTCAAGGGTCTTATCTATCAGATCGAAAGAGATGCAAACGCAATCGGTCATGAGACTCGTAGAGGGAAGGGCAACTTCATCGTCTGTTCTGCAGACGTTGCAAGTGCTCTAGGTATGGCAGGTGTACTTGAGTACACTCCTGCTCTCGGTGGTAACGCTGGTCTTGCTGGTGTTGATGATACCGAGTCAACCCTCGTTGGTACACTCAACGGTAGAATCAAGGTCTATGTTGATCCTTATTCTGCTAACGTTGCAGATGACCACTTCTATGTCATGGGTTATAAGGGTACTTCTGCTTATGATGCAGGTCTCTTCTACTGCCCATACGTTCCTCTCCAGATGGTTCGTTCAATCGGTCAGGACACCTTCCAGCCCAAGATTGGATTCAAGACCCGCTACGGCATGGTTGCGAACCCATTCTCACGTGGCACCACTCAGTCAAGCAACGCTATCGTTGCAAACAGCAACGTTTACTACAGAAGAGTTGCTGTTAAGAACCTCATGTGATCATTTGTTCACATACTTTACAGAGGATCCTTCGGGGTCCTCTTTTTTTATACATACAGTAGTTGTAAATATTCTCATGTTAATGACTCCCAGAGACATAGTAAACGACACAATTGGTTGGAGTACAGACATCGCACTAAAGAATCACTGCACAAAAGTATTAGAAGACTATTTGGAAGAAGAACCAGCGTTAACAGAACAACAACTAAAAGATAGTCTGACAGAATACTTGATGGGTTTAGAATAAATAGTTAGAAAACTTCATGGCGTATTTTGCAGACAATCCAAATTGTCCATCTAATTTTTTATCTGGTATTGGATTCCAGTTCAGTTTGAAAAAACTGCCTGGGGTATCTTTTTACTGTCAATCGGCAAATATCCCATCACAGAATTTGTCGGTAGCTACTCAAGCTACAAGATGGAATACTTTACCAGAACCAGGTGATGAAGTAAATTATGATGATCTCACAGTTAGATTTTTAGTTGATGAAAATCTAAAAAATTATTTGTCAATCCATAACTGGATCAGATATCTTGGTCATCCAGAGTCATCAAAGGATTGGACGGAGTTTTCGGATGGAGATTCATACGCAGAGAAACAATATAGTGATGGTATAATATTCATACTAGATTCAAATTTCAATAAAAAATTTAGAATATATTTTAAAGATCTTTTCCCTGTATCATTGGGTGGACTTAACTTTGATTCTACATATACAGACACGGAATACTTTGCTGTAGATGCAACATTCAAATTTTCTATTTTTGAAATTGAAGACATTGGTAAACCAGCATTCGATACCGCAGATTACTCAGCACCGACTACATCTATAACATCAGAACTAACTCAAAATGCGAATGGAGATAATGTAATTAGACTCCGTTATTTTTCAACTAATGCACAGAGATT